CCGGCTACCGGTGCCGGCACGGTGCAGAGGACCGTCACCGAGGACGCGAAAGTGCCGTCCGGTGACCACCGGATCCCTGGGCGCCGCTCATAGTTCAGAAACCACGCCCAGGAGCGCTGGTTGCCCGCGCCCGAGTACTTATCGGCGATGCCCAGACCGTTGGTGGTGTCCCACACCTCGGGCTGGATGTCGGCCCGCAGGTCCAGATCGCCGGTGATATCCAGCGACGCATGATCGGGCGTAACCGCCCCGGCACCTGCGCCGGGCACGTACAGGTGCTTAACGTCCGGCACCAGCGCCCGCAGCGGCGTGTTCTTACCCAGCTGTCCGTAGTACGGCGACCGCGGATTCCGGGAGACGAACTGGCCACGGATTGCGCCGTCGCGGTTGCGGAGGCTAAGCCGGCAAGACCCCGCGTCGACCCGGCTCGCCTGGTTCTGCGCTAGCCGGGTGATCGTCGCCCCGTCCCGGGTCAGGATCGGAACCGGCGTCCAGACCCCCGCGATGAGCGCCTGTGCGGTGAGATCTGCCATCTCAGCCCTTTCCGAGGACCAACTGCACGTTGCCGCCGCGTCCTTGGATCGCGATGCGGAGGATCTCGATCAGCAGGTCATCCAAGCGAGACCCAGACGAGCGCAGTTCGAGGACGCTGCGCTGACTGCCGAGCAGGCCAGCCAGCTTCGACAGCGGCATGACCGCCTCGGCCTCGCCGCCCTCGCCGACCCCCACCAGCCGGCCGCCCGGTGTGGCCGGCACGATGCCGCCCTGCGCCAGGTACGGGATGTCCGGGGTGCCGAGGGTCATTCCGGACCAGGACACGCCCAGGAAGCTGCCGCCAGGAATACCGAAGCTCAGGTCGTTCCACTTTCCGACGATCCAGTTCACAGCGCCTTTGAAAGCGTCCTTGATCCCATCGAACAAACCACGGGCTTTCCTGCGCAGTTTTCCGGGCATTTCACCGAACCAGCCGATCAGCGCATTCGCCTTATCGACGACCCAGTTCTTGGCCGTCGTGAAAGCCGCAGAAACGGCACCCCACCACTTCGGCGCATTCTTGCCGATCCACTTGATTGCCGTCGCTACCCCGCCGACCGCGGCCGTCAGCATTCCGATCGCCATCGTCGAGGACCCGACCACGACACCGATCGCCGCGAAGACTGGGCCGACCAGCGGCTCCAGGCTCTGGATGAAGTCCGTAGTCTGGCCGCCGTAGTCGATCAGGTCGGCGAAGAACTCCTGCACCTTGGCCGCGTTCTCCGGGTCCTTGAACCAGGCGGCGACCTTCGCGATCGTGTCCGCGAAGCCTGCAAGCGGGTCGTTCTGGTCGGCGCTGCCGAAAATCGCCGACATGATCGAGCCGATGATCGATCCGACGTCCCCGCCGATCGAAGACACCTGATCCAGGAAGGCGGCTGCCTTTTCGAAGAATGTCTCCAGCTGGCCGGAGTCGTCGGCAGTTGTGATCCAGGCCGCGAACTTGTCGATTAGACCGCCGATGCCCTCGCCCAGGGAATCGATAAACGGGCCGGCGCGCTCGGACAGCCGCGCCCACGCGTCCAAGAACGGGCCAGTGATCGACGTGCCGACCCGCTTGATCAGCCGGTCGACCGAGGCCATACCCGAGGAGATCCGGCGGACGAAGTCCGGGTCCTTGGCCGTGGCCGAGGCGTTCTTGAAGAGCCCGTTGATCGTGGTGGCCAGACCACCGAGCCGGGTGTGCAGGGTCGGCACCCACGCCGAGGCCAGCGACTTGATCTCACCGCCCACGCCGGCGAACAGCCGCTGCTGAACGTCCAGGCGTAACGACTCGAAGGCCGGCTTCAGCGACTTGATCGCGGCCACCGCGGCCGCGGCGGACGGCGCCAGTTTCGTAATCTCGCCGCCTGCACCGCCACCGCCGCCGGGTGGCGGCTTCTGCGCTTCCTTGAGCGCGTGCTGAGCGTCCGTGACGCCCTCGACTGCGGCCCGCTGCCGCTTGAGGGCTTCGTTGACGGCGTCGATGGCTTCCTGTTGCCGCTCCTCGGCGGCCTTGACTTCGTCGCTGCCCTTGATCCCCTTCTTGGACGCGTCTTCGTGCTCCTTGCCGAGATCCTCAACCCGGTCAGCGTTGTCCTTGACGGCCTGCTCGGCCTCGCGGAGCGCCAGCTCGGCCCGCTCGATCTCCAGCGGGTCGTTGGAGCGCTTGCGGACGTCGGCCAGTTCGGCCTCGGCCTCCTTGACCGCCAGGGCCGCGGACTCCTGGTCCAGCTTCGCCCCGGCCAGCTCCCGGTTCAGGTCCTGCAAGTTCTCCCGGGCGCGTTCCTCGGCCTCGGCCAGGTCAGCGGTCGCCTCCGCAGCCCGCTTGCGGGACCGCGTCAGGTTCTCCTGGGAAGCGGTCACCTCCTCGTTGGCGTCCCGTACACGGCGTTCGGCCTGGGCGATCTGCCAGGCCCGGTCCACGACTGCGCCGCCTGCGCTCCCGCCGGCAGTTTGCCGGAAGGCGTCGGCCACGCCCATGAATCCCAGGCCCAGCACGCCAGCAAGGCCGATGACGCCGGCCATGATGGCGGGCAGGCTCCCCAGGATGCCGCCGAGGATGCCCACCATCGGTGCCGCGAAGACGGCGGCGGTGCCGATCCCGACCAAGGCAGGGATGAAGGCCCAGACGTTGGAGGCGACGGTGACGACGTTTGACCCGAAGTCGCGCACAGCGTCACGCGCTGCGGCAAGGCCGCCGCCGACCGCGGTCGACGCGGCCCTACCGACAGCATCGCCAGCGGAGACGAACTTGCCGCGCGAATCCCTCAGTCGGCCGGACGCGTCCCGGACGAAGGTGTCGCCACCGATCCGGCCGCCGCGGCCGAGCGCGGCGCCGATGCCCTTGCCGGACCGTTCGGCATCGAGTTCCATCTCCCGGCCGGCCCGTCTGGCGGAGGCCTTGCCCTCGGCCAGGCCCCGGTCGAGCGGCTTGTTGTCCGTCTTCAGGACGGCGGTCAGTTCGCCGAGTTTGAGCGCCACCGTGCCCTCCTATTGGGCCTGGTCAGGGTTGAGGGCACGGTGCAGGCGGGACTTGGCCGTGAGCAGGCCGAGGATCCGCACCTGCAGCCACCGCCACGACCGGTCCTGCATCAGGGCGCGGTCCTCGACGTCGATGCCATACCGCTCGTGCAGGTCGGCCTCGATCAGCGACCAGTGCTTCAGGAGGTCGCCCCACGTGCGCGACCGCCCCGACCGTTCCGCCTTGACCTCGGGTGGGAACTCATACCAGGCGTAGAGGCCGGTGACGGGGTCGCGTTCGCCGCGGCCGTACTTGTCTTCCGGGCTGCTGCCCGGCGGGAGGCCCGATTGCTCGGGCCCCTCGCTTCCGGGCGGCCACCGGCCTCCCAATACCGCTGGGCAGCTTCCTCGCCGCCGATGATCCACACGTAGCCGGTCTGCGCGCAGAACTGCACGTACGGATCAGGGACCTTGTCTTTGACCAGCTCGTGATACGCGGAGCCGAGGATGCGCTCCTCGAAGGTGATGTCGCCAGGCAGCACCGGCAGGGCCGCGATCCGGGAAGCTGCCTTCTCGGTGGCCTCGGTCAGCTCCTGCTCGTCGCTGGCGCTGGAGACTTCGCCTGCGGACTGGGCGATGCGCCGAGCCCACAGACCCAGCTCGGCCGACGGAAGCGGCAGTGTGTACTCGCGGCCGCGGACCGTCAGAGTGAGCCCAGGGTCGTAGTACGCGTCAAGATCACCGAAGGTGGCCATGGGCTACGCGTAGGTGTAGTTGTCGGTGGCGGTGTTCGCGCTGGCGCCGGCCCCGGTGGTCACGATGACGTCGTACGTGCCCGCGGCCTTGGCTGGCGCGAGACATGCGATCTGGCTGTCCGACTGCAGCGTGACCTGAGTGGCCGCGGTGCCGCCAAAGCTGACACCGGTGACACCGGTGAACTTGCGGCCCACGATCGTGACGATGTTCCCACCGGCGACACCGCCGCCGGTCGGGACCAACCTCGACACGACGGGCAGCGGGATGCTGTTCGGATTCGTGATCGGGATCCGCTTGCCCTGCCCGGAGATGACCACGGCAACCGTGTCGCGGGCGCCGCCGTTGCCGCCATCCGGCACCCATGTGACCAGGGCACGACCGTCCCAGGCCTCGCCGACCCCGGACCGGTCGTACCAGCGAACGTGGATCTCGCCGCTCAGCGTGTCCTCGGCCTGGGCCTTGCCGCGCAGGTACTCCTGCACCGGATTGAAGGTCACGCCGTCCAGGCCGGCGCGGTGGATGATCTTCAGCTCCAGCTTCCAGCTGGACCCGGTCACGGTCTCCCGCGCGCCGCCGTTGTCGTCGTACGACTCGTCGCCCTCGCGGCGCTGATCCCAGATCGTCTTCAGATCTTCGATCCCGGGCAGGGCCGACCAGACGGCCGCGGCCGGGGCGGCCATGTCGATGTCGACGGCGAACCGGCGGGCGAGGCCGGTCACCTCTTGGGTGGGCTGCGTCATGGGTTGCCTCCAAGGCGGTTAGACGGTGCGGTGCGCCGTGGGGCGCATGACGTGCAGGGCGTAGTTGTGCGAGGCCTCCCAGCGGCGGTTGCCGTCCTGGCCGAGGGAGGTGTCGGAACGGCGCTGCGAGTACACGACGGGGATGCCGCCGCACGTCCAGTGCTCGCGGCTGTCCAGCAGCTCGAAAACGGCGTCGCCGAGGTCGTCGCAGCTGCGCGGGTCCGTGGTGCCGCGGAGCCGGATCTGTACGGCCTGGACGAAGTCTTGACCGCCGGGGTAGTCGTCGCCGACCCGGTACGGCGACAGAGTGATGAGCCGGTCAGGGTCCGCGGGGATGGCCCGGATGACAATCGCGGTCTCGCCAGCGGTGTAAGGCCCGTCTGGTCGCCACACGCCGATACCTGCGGACGCCAGCTCGACGGCCAGGCCCACGAGCAGGTCGCTGGTCCAGCCGCTCACCGCAGCAGATCCCGGGGCGGGCCGGCGATCAGCGCCAGCATCGTGTCGGCCTCATCGGTCATGGGATCTTCGAGGTACTTGGCCTGTTTTCCCTCGTCGTGGCGCCAGGTCAACTCTTCGTGCTGGCGCACGGCGTACGGTCGGTCGTAAGAGACGACGACCGTCTCCAGCGACTCGTCCTTGGACACCTCGCCAGAGCGCTCCAGGTCGCCTTCCTCATGCGGCGCCAGCTCGGAGGACACCTGGAGCAGGTGCTCGGCAGCCAGTTCCAGACCCTCGAACGCAGCGCCGGACAGCGCTGCCTTGACCGCTTCGTCGTTCCATTCGAGCTCCACGCCGGCTCCTATTCGAGGCTGAGTTCCCAGTGCTCGGGCAGCGGGTGGCCGTGCGCGTCCAGGTAGGACACGGCCAGTACGTGGGCGGTCCGCCCGGTCGGCAGCGTCACCCGGGAACCGGCCGGGATCACTGCGTTCGGCGGGGCGTAGACGGTGGTCGACGACAGCCGTTCTTGGCCCTCGGCGTCACCGGTCTGCACGGTCACCGTCCGGTTGGTGTCCTCGACCACGCACGGCGTGACCTGGGCGGCTGGGGCGTAGACGTCGCCGAATCCGCCGGATCCCCGGTACGCCTCGACGGTGATCGTTCGGGGTGCGGGGATGCAGGCGGCGATGAACTCTGCCCAGTCCATGTCAGCAGGTCCACGGGGCGTGGCCGGTGAGGCCGGCCGCCTGCAGCACGGCGTAGGCCTGGTCGACGAGCGCACCAGTACGAGGGGCGACCGCCGCGGCGGCAGGCTTCTGCACGGAGAGCTTGCCGAGGGTGAATCCCGTGTCCGTGGTGACGACGCCCAAGCCGGTCTTGTCGCCGCTGGCAAGGGTGCCGGCCACCTGCTCGACGGTGGCCTCCTTCAGGGCGGCGACCACCGTCGGGTCGGTCGGGTCGTATTCGGCGGCGAGCAGCGCCCGGTCGACGTCGCGGGACGCGCGCGCGAGGAGCAACTCGGCGTGTGCCGGCACCGGCTCCACGATGCCGACCAGGTCGGCGGGTGTCGCGTAGGACACGAGGGCCTCCGGGGACGGTGCCCACCCCGGCCGATGGCCAGGGTGGGCGGCTCGCTAGGGCTTGGGCAGCCGCGCCGCCGACCGCACCTCGGCGCGGCTGGCCTCGGGCACGGTGGTGGCCTCGGTGACGTCGTAGCCGGCGGCACGGCAGAACGCGATCGCGCTGGGGTCTTCGGTGACGGCCAGGCCGTCGCGGAAGGTCAGGCCGCTGACGGTGCCCTGATAGTGCGGATCCGGGCATCGGATCGTGGCCACTTCTACCCCTCTTCCCTGGGTCCGTACTGCTCTCGCAGCTCGTCCCGCTTCATCCCGCGTACCTGCTCGGCGTTCAGCTCCGGACGGGTGGCGATGACCCACTCGGCCCATGCCTCGTGCGACGCGTTCCCGGCCGGCGGCGCTGGAGCGTCCGAGCCGCCGGCCGTGGTGGCCTCGGCCAGGTCGGCGGTCACGTCGGGCACCGGCTCCTGGTCGACGAGGACGCGCTGGGCTGCGCTGGTCTCCAGGCCCTGCTGCACCTGGGGAACGCCAGAGACCAGGCCAGGAACGATCGGACCCGGGGGAACCGCGTGCAGGCCCGGTGCCACGACCTGGTGGCCGTGGGGGTCGGCCTGGCCGGCGTTGATCGGTGGCAGGAAGTCCACCGGCTGCGGATCCACCGCGGCGTCCCGCAGTCGGGCGCCGAGCTGCTGCCTGGTGAGGCTGCTGTCGACGACCGGCTTGGGACGGGCGGCCGGGTTGTCGACTTTGCCGTCCACTTCGTAGCCGGCGCCGCGGCAGTAGGTGATGACCGCGTGGTTGTCGGTCTCGGCGACGCCGTCCTTGAAGACGACGTCGCCGATCTGGCCGTTGTACACCGCGTTGGGCGCCTTGATGACGGCCATCAGGCGGCGCTCTTCAGGTTCCGCAGGACCCCCGCCGCGCGGCTGGCCTTGAGGACCGGGGCGACCGGGCCCAGCTCGACCTCGCCGGTCTTGACCGCACCGGCGCGCTCGAAGTCCGGCAGCCACGTCTGGACCAGCGGGCTGCCGGCCATGCTGACGCCGTGGAAGCCGTCCAGGCCGAAACGAGCCGCGAACAGGTCGCCGAGGCTGGTGACGTTGCCGCCGCCGCCCGCGCCGTCCGGGTCGCGGGTCACCAGGGAGACGACGTCGGTGTTCGAGCCCGCCTTGGCGCCCAGGTCGCGCAGCTCAATGCCGTTGTAGGCCAGGACTGGACGGCCGAACGAGTCGGTCGTCTTGTCGATCATGTCGGCCCACGCCGCGACCATCTTGAACAGCGAGAGGGTCTTCTTGTTGCCCATGATCGCGTCAGGGGTGCCGTCGAGCAGGCCCAGCCAGGCGTCGATGTGGGCCATCACCGCGAGGGCGGTTGCCTTGCTGTTGACCGCCGTGAGGTCGATGTACCCGGTAGCCACACCGTTGTTCAGCGGCAGGTACTCGGTGGTGGTCCCGGTGAGGATCTTCGACAGGCCGTCGAAGCCGTTCACGTCCACCGCGGAGTCGCCGTTGATGACTTGGTCCGCGAAGAAGGCATTGCTCGCCTTGATTTTCTGGGACATCTGCAGCGCCGTCTCGGCGCCCGCGGCGATCTTGTTGAGGACGCGGTCGATCTGGAACGAGCCACCGAGCGGCTTGAGGTCCACGGTGGCGCGAACCTTGGTGACCTCGGAGGGCGCGTACTCGGCGTTGATCGCGCGGAAGCCGGCGGTCGGCTGCGACGTCAGCCGGGTGTAGCCGTAGGTCAGCGTGGCGCCGCCTCCGGCGCCGTTGACCACGTCGTCGAAGGTCAGCTTGTCCAGCAGGAACGAACTCTTCTGGAACTCGTCGATGACCTGGACGTCGATGTCGTCGGTGGCGTTGAGCTTCGCCTGGGCGAGGGAGACGGGCATGGTGTGCCTCTTCGGTGGTTAGCCGCCGAGCTTGGCGGAGATGGCTTCTGCGAGTGTTTTCGGCTTGCTGTTCTGGCCGCCGCCGCTGCCGGAGTGGTCCGCGCCCTGCTTGCCGGGCCCTTGGCCGGCCGGGGTGGCGGAGAGCTTCGTGTTGGTCTTGACCGCGGTCTTGATCGCGGCGGTGACCTTGTCGCCGAAGTCGGCGGCGTCGGGGTCCAGGCCAGCGACGGCCTTGTGGAAGTCGCGGCTGTCGAGCAGGGCGTCCGGGTCGCCGCCGGCCTTGCCGGCGGTCTTGTAGACGGCCAGCTCGATCGCGGTTTCGCGGGCCCTGGCGGTGGCCGTGTCCCGCTCGGCGGCAGCTGCCTTGAGCTGCTCGGCGGGGTCAGTCTTGCCGTCCGGGGTGAGTCCGGCGGCCTTGAGGATCGCGGCAACGCGCTCGTCGGAGGCCTTCTTCTCCGCCTTCGCCTTGCTCTCGGCCGCGCGGGCGGCGGCGATCGAGTTCCTGGCCCGTTCGGCGTCAAAATCGCCGTCGATCTTCGGGCCCTTGTCGGTGGCGTCGTCGTCGGCCTTGCCGGTGCCGTCGCTTCCGCCGTTGTTGTGCCCGGGTGCGCCGCCGTCCCCGCCGGTGCTTGGGTCTTCGCGGTGCCATCCGCCACGGGGTACGCGGGCGGTTCGGATGCCGGAGAGCGGGCAGAGCGCGGTACGTCGAGCGATGCGGTGCAATGTGGACTCCAGAGGGTGTCGTACGGCCCTTGGCCGTGGACGGGAGAGTGCGCTGCCGGGCCTTGCCGGGCAGCGAAAGCACCCCACGGTCCGGATGGACGTGGGGTGCAGGATGGAACGTCAGGCTGCCGCCGCTACGGGCGGCCGGTGTCGATGCCCATAATCTCGTCGGCGCGGTGGTAGAACTCGTCGCGCGCTTCCTGCGGGGCGTCTAGGAGAACGTGGTGCAGGTTGTAATCGCTACCCGGCTTGGGGTGTTCATCCGGGTGGAAATCGGCCCGGTCGGCCCACTTCGCCGTCCACTCGGCGTACCAGGCCGCCAGCTCGTTCTGCCGGCGTACCTGGTCCTCTGACGGGCGGATCGGCATCGACCGCGGACGTGGCATGCCAGGGATAGGGCCGGTCACAGCCACTTCACCCCCTGCCAGTCCGAGCCGAGCATCGCCGCCTTACCGATCCAGCTCCCGGCGCCGGCGAGGCCACGACCGAGCTGGCTGATCTCGTACGCGCTGGGATACCGATCGGAACCGAACGCGTGCTGGTCGGCCCTATCCAAGATAGCGTCCGCGAGCGCGCATTGGGCGTCCAGCGCGTCCGCCTGGTCGAGGGCCAGCTGCGCTTTGCCCTGATCGGCAACCCCTGCGGCTGCCTGCCGGGTGTCATCGGCCAGCTCGGCGAACACCCGGCGCATCTTCCGGAGCCGTTCCAGGACACCAATGGCGGACTCCTGGTCGGCCCAGGTGTAGCCCTGGGTGGCCCAGGTGTACCCGCCAACATCGATGTTCGCGTGGACCTCGATACGGACGATGCCCTGCTGCCGATACCAGATTTCCAGGTGGCCGTTGAATGCGGTGGCGAAACCCTTGCCGCGGGCCTGAGGTCGGAGCGCCAGGTACGCGTGCACGGCCACCAGGTCGCCGGCCTGGTCGCGGTAGAAGCCCCGCGTGACCGCCCCGACAGCGTCCGCGTGCGGGTCACCGCCGGGGTAGATCTTGCCGTTGACGACGATGCCCTTGACGTCGCCGTTGTGGCCGAAGTAGTTGTATGCCTCGGCGCCTTCGACCTTGACGGTCATCCCGGCGTAGTCGCCGCCGATCACCTGGCTGAAGGCGTTCGTGGCGGCGTCGCGGTTGGCGGCGGAGCCGAGGTCGAGGCCGAGAAGGCCAGGCAGGTCGGTGACTGGTGCCGGGGGCGGTGTGGCGCGCCGCCGCTGAGGCAGCGGCGGAGCGTTTGCCGGCGGCGGAGCCGGGTCGGGCGTCGGCGGGGGCGGGGGCGGGGGCGGTGCAGCAGCAGGTGCTGGCGTGGTGCGGCCACCCGGCGGGATGTTTCCGGCGCCGATCTGCTCCCGGTACGGCAGCCGCTTGAGCGCCGGGTGCGCGGCCAGGTGGTCGCGCATCTGGGCCTGCCACAACCGCACCTTGCCCCGCGCCGCGGCCTTCCCCTCCGGGGTCAGCGCGCCGAGCTCGCGCTCCTTGTACCGGCGAATGGTCCGCTCGATCGCTCGCTGGCGTTGCCGGGCCTCGTCGCCCAGCTTGTCGGCGGTCGGCTGCGGCGGCAGCTTCGTCACTCCGGGCAGGAAGGCCCGGACGCTATGGCGGCAGTTCGGGTGCTGGAAGCCTCGGGCCCGTGCATCGTCCAGGGTGGTCAGGACGCTCACCACTACTTGCTCGCCGGTGGCAGCGTGCGGGACCGCCACGAGGCCGGCCCGGCCGTCCGGGTCGATGCGCAGGACCCGGCCTTCGTACGGCCGGCACAGGAAGCACTCCTGGACCTCGTTGGAGACGATCACGAACGGCAGACCGAGCCGGGTCTGACGGTCCACCTGACCCTGGACGGCGGCGCGCTGGGTGACGGTCCGCACGCCCATCTCGACGTAGCTGGAAAGCCGCCACCGGCGCCCCCGGATGTCGGTGAAGCTCGTGACGCCCTGATCGACCAGCTTCTGATACGCGTGCTGCGCGGCCTGCCGCCGCGTCATCCCGCCGGCTACCGACACGGCGGTGGCCTCGGCGATGACCTGCCGGTAGACGTCGGTGACGTGCCGGACGACGTTGGAGTGTCGCGCGCCGACGTCTTGGACCAGGGCGACGGCGAGGTTCTCGATCACGCCGGCCCTGGGGATCTGCTCGGCGATGATCCCTGCGGCGCGTACGGCGTCGGAGTCCCGGGGCAGAAGTCGGGCGGGTACGCCGGCGGTCGCTTCGGCCTGACCCCCGCGGTATGCGCGGGCCAGGGCAGCCCGGATCCCCTCAGCGGCCTTAGCCAGGACCAGCTGCAGGACGCTCTCGACGGTGCGGCGCAGCGTCGACACCGCACCGAGGCGAGTGACAGCCCAATCCGGGGCGTCCATGCCGTCGTTGAGCCGGCGTGTCACCTCGCGCAGGATCGCGCCCTCGGCGGCCCGGTACAGGTCGACGGTGGCGCGGCTGATCTCGGCGATCTGGTCGGAGGTGACCGGCATCGGCTACTCCTCCGAGTCTCCCGGCGAGTCATCGGCGGGCGGTGGGTTGTTGCCGGCCAGGCCGCCGAGCGTGATCGCCGGATCGGCAGTCGCGCCGCTGCTGAGGTCGGCCTTGATCCGGGCGACCTCCTCCTTGACCTGGATGTCGTCCCAGTCGGGGTGAACCATCCGAACCTTGGTATCGGTGGAGACAGCCTCAGCGGCGTGCAGGAGCTGCAGCGTCCGGGCGGTGGTCTCCGGCGCTTCAGAGACGCTGTCACCGAACTCCACGTTGATCTTCACCGGCTCCGGCCGGTCACCGCCGAGCTGGGCCCGCTCGACCGCGAGGAGTAGCTCGATGGCGTCGACCAGGCCGGGCTTCCAGGCGCCCTGGATCCGGTTGCCGCGGGTGGTAAAGCTCTGCCGCTCGCGGGCCTGGACCTCGGTTGCGGTGATCGCGACGTCGCCCTCATTGCCCAGCGTCTGCGCGGACAGGCCGGCGTGCCGGAGCGCGGTCTCCACGATCGCGTCCGCAGTGCTCTTGTGCTCCTGCCAGCGGATCTCGAACTGCTGCGCGGTGATACCGACACCGTTACCGGTCGGGTTCGGGGCGGCATTGATCCCGACAAACACCTCACGGTCCGCGTCAAAGCTGGCACCCTGCCCGGGGCCGTGGGACTGGAGCATGTAGTCCGGCACGATGATCCGGGACCGGGCTAGGCGGATGTCCCGCATCCAGCCAGTCCACACGTCGTCCAGGGCGTCGAACTGCTGCTCGTTGCCGTCGAAGTCGGACCGACCGAGGTACTTCAGCGAGGCCTCGGTGCGCCATTGCCGCTGAGGGCCGGCGTTCGGGATCCGGACGACGTCGAGGCGGTCCAGGCCGGTCGCCTGGGCGCCTTCCTCGTCGATCAGGTCGGCGAGGTGCGCCGCCGCGGCGTAGTCGCTGAGCGGCACCGCCCGGCCGAGGGCGCGGGAGGTGCCCTCGTGCACTGCGTACTGGATCCGGCCGACACCCTTGACCACGTCGTGGTGCTCAAGCAGCCGGACGTGGACGTCGCCGTCGACCAGCAGCGTCGACCAGAACGTGACCTCGATCAGCTTCCCCCACCGGATGGTGGGGATCGCACCGTCGGCGTGCACGGCGCTCAGGAAGGCCCGGTCGGTGTAGATGTCCTCGTCGATGACGGGCCGCAGGTAGACGTCGCCAAGCGCCGAGTTGGCCTCAGCGGCGTGGAGCAGCATCTTGGCCACGCCGTTCTCGACCAGCTGCTCAAGCCGCTTCATCACGGCCTTGTCCTCGTGGGTGAGCTTCGGAGGCTCGGAGAACAGCAGGTTCGCGCTGGTCGCGGCCAGGTCGGACGGCAGCGGCACGTGCAGCCGGCCGTCCCGGGCGCCGGCGGTGGGCGGCGCGCCCCACAGCCAGCGGGAGACAGTGCCCCACAGGCCGCCTGCGTACTGCCCGGAGCGGGTCCGCTGCGACGGCGGCAGACTGCGGCCGGCGGCGTCGCGGTTGGAGTAGACCTTGCGGAGCTTGGCCGGTGAGCCGTCGTACCAGGCGTCCCAATCGCGGTACGACTGGTAGGCGGGGGCGAGGGCCGGGGGCGGCCAGGCGCCGTCGGTGGGGATCGGCACCAGGCCTCCTTCGGGTCAACGGAACGGACTGTGAGCAGGGCGTATGCGGCCTGCTAGACTGGGTGGATACACCACCCGGTTTCCCTCGCGGAGCCGGGTTTTCTTTTGCCCGCCTCGGACCGCGCCGGACGCTGCGGGATTACTCGCCGGGCGCCTTGACGTCCATGCAGAACACCGGCAGCGGGCCGTACACGCTGAGCCACACGTTGCCGCCAGCGGTGAGCTTCTCCAGGTCGCCGGGCTCCAGCTCGAACCGAACGCAGCAACGCGGGGCGCCGGTGTCCTGGCCGCGGTCGACGAGGATCTCGACGGCGGAGGCCTGGTCGACGCTGCTGCCGTCGCCGGTGAGATCACCACCGGGTGCGCCGAGAACGACGCGGACGGCTCCGGGCCACAGCTCGGCGTCAGGAATCTGGGTTGGGCGCACGGTTCGTCCTCCTGCAATGGTCGGCTGCGCCTAACCTCGGATGGGATGGCATCGACGTGGCATATCGCAGGGCTGGCGCTTGAAGCCGACTGGGTCGAGGCGTGGGGCACTTGGGTCGGAGGCCTGGGTACGGCCGGCACCCTGGCCTACGCTCTCGTCGCGCTGAGGCGTGAGTCCGACCGGAGACGCCAAGACGTCACGCGCGTCGATGACGCTGAGCGGAAGACACAGGATCTTCAGGCACGCACGGTGGTCCTACACAGCGCCGAGTGTGGCGGCTTCCGTGACCAACAGATCAACTTCTACAAGGTCACTATGGGAAATTATGGGCAGTACCCGATCACCCACATCGTCGCCGTGATGAAGCATCGCGATACCGGCCATGAGCTTGTCAGCTACAACGGCGGTCCAGATCCGGTGCCAGTGATAGAAGCCAACTCTGTGAGGACACTCGACTGGAAATTCCCCCTGGTCGCAATACCGTGGCCCGAACATGCATCGCAGCTAGAGCTGCCAGATCTCTTCGAGGTCAGGGTTTGCTTCACCGACGTGTACGGCATCCGGTGGAAGGTGCGACCAGGCCTAGGCGAACAACCGTCTCGGATCTCGGACACCAAGGCGTAGTCAAGCTGCCAGGTCCAAGGCGCCACGTACGAGTGGCCGCCACAGCATCTCGGGGGTTTTGATCGCGTACCGGCCGGCGTCCAGGCTGTGGTCGCCGACCTTGACGGGCTTGTCCTCTCCGAGCAAGGCGGCTTTCTCGTCCCAGACGTAGCCGGGGATCTCCTCGATCCAGCCGGCGCAGGACTCGTGCACGTACAGCAGGCCCTCGGCGAGCAGCGACGCCACGAGCCGGATGCCGTCCAGGACGCTGTTGTCGGCCGGGGTGGGGATCAGCCCGTCCTGGAACAGCTGCGTGGTGAAGCTGGCCGCGCTGGGGTCGACGCAGACCCAGTCCGGGCGGACGCCCAGCTGGTCGAGCCAGGCCCTCAGCCGGGCCGAGTACGCGGCGTCGGTCAGCGACCGCTGCTGCTTCTTGCTGTCCCAGCGCCACTCGCGCGCCAGGTACATCCGGCCGTCGACACCGACACCCAGCAGCAGGCCAGCGAACGGGTTGGTCGTGCCGTAATCCACGCCGAGGGAGACCCAGCGGACGATGCCGGGCAGGGTCTTGACCACGTGCCGGGCCGGGTCCCACGACTCGTACACGGTGCCCTCGGCCACGCACCACTCGCCGAGGATGTTCCGCCGGTAATAGAGGCCGGTGTACTGGCGGCGGTAGCGCTCCTTGACCCGCTCGGACAGGCCGGGGTTGTCGTCCAGGCCGAAGTGCCAGACCTTCCAGTCGCCGGCCAGCCGGCCGCCGGGCTGGGCCTGGTCGATGCCCTCGGTCTTGAGCCAGTGCCGGGGGTTGTCCGGGTTGGTGTTCCCGAAGATCTGGCTGCCGTCCACCGAGTGCCGGCCGAGGAGCTGCTCGTGGAACGTGCGCGGCATCAGCGACCACTCGTCCACGTACGCGCCCCGCGAGGTCATGCCGCGCAGGCGGCCCTCGGCGCGCTCGTCGTTGAACGTGATCACGTCGACCTGCTGGCCGAGGATCATCGCTGTCGGCGCGCCACGTGTGTACGAGGTTGCCTTGGCCAGCGGCCCGAACACCGCGGCGTCCCGGAGCGGGTGAAGATGTTCCGGACCGCGGTGTCGTACGTCTTCGCGCACACGACCAGATCGCCGCTCTTCGGTGCCTCGTTGGCAATGTACTGGGCGTACCGGAGCAGGCCAGAGATCGTCTTGCCCGACCGGACGGCGCCCTCGGCGAGGTTGACGAACGCGTCGGAGTCGAGCGCGAAGTCGATCTGCTTCTCGGACATCGCCAGGCCCCTGAGGCCGCTCACGTGCCGTCCTTGCGGCCGTCACGGGCCTCGCGGAGCTGGTCGAACAGGGCGCCCAGCATGCCCTTCTCGTCCTCGTGCCCGGTCGCCTTGTCGTACTCGGCCAGCTTCAGCGCGGTGTCGGCCAGGGCCTTGATCGCGGTAGCGATGTCCCGCTTGTCGCGGAACGGCGGCTCATCCACCGAGCGCTCGTTGTAGTCGTTCTCCTTGCCACCGAAGTTGTAGACGACGCTGGGGGCGAACATCTGACCCATCAGCCGGCCGGCGTTCTCCAGCGCGTCCAGCTGGAGCGCGGCGCGGCGCGCGGCACCGTCCGCCTTTTTCGCGGCGGTGGCGGCCGCGGTACGGGTGCGCTCGAACGTCAGCGGTGGCTGGTGCTCGGCGCAGATCCGCGAGATCGTGCGGCCGGAGCGGCCGAGCTGGGTGGCGATGGCGTTGCGACTGAGGCCCTGGGCGTGGAGCTCGGCGACGCGGCGGCGGTCTTCGTCGGTGACGGGTGCGTGTCCTCCTGCCATCTGTCACCGCCGGCTGCTCGCGCGCGCCGGCCTTGCCGGTCCCGCTGCCGGCGCCGCCTTGCGACCCGGTTTAGTTAAGAAACCTTCTTGGCCTTTCGTGCCTCGCGCAGTGCTGCGCGGCCGGCTTCGTCCATGCTCTTGCGGCGCACGCTCTCCCTGGACAGGCCGGTCCAGCTGATGATGTCGACCTGGGGGACGTTGGCGGCTGCGGCTGCGGCGATCTCTGCGTCCAGGGCTGCGTCGACCTCGGAGAGCTGCGCCTCCAGGCGCTGGCGGCGGCGGCCGAGGTCCTGCAGCTTGCTGGTGTCGTGTGCGCTCATGCACTCAGTCTAGGCCTAACGTGAGGCCATGCGCAAGGCGTGCGGCCCGGGAACATTGCCCGACGTTGGGCCTTGCGTTAGGCCTTACGTTAGGCATATGCTTGTTCCATCAGCAGGGAACAAGCAAGGGAGGCCAGAGATGCGCAGCACAGGAGCAGTCATCACCGAGATCGTCGAGGCGTACAACGGCCGGTTCGGCCAGTGGGTGCCGATCAGCGAGATCGCCCAGCCGGCCAGCCTCACCAAGGAAGAGCTGGCAGAGGCCATCGCCGAGCTGATCGAGGAGGACGACTTCCGGGCCGAGCCTGCGGCCTTCAGGCACCGGGTCACACCCGAGGACGAGGACCTGGCCCCGGTTATCGGCGGGGAAGCCCGGCACCTGATCCGCTGGAGCTGACCACCGGCCCGCGAGGGCCCGGTGTTGGCCCAGCTGTGAGAGCGCTCTCTCGCCCTCTCCATGCCCGATCCGGGTAGGCCACGGTCCTGCGACTGTAGCCCGCCCGGATCAGCTTCCCGCGCTCCGACTTCCCCCCGGAGACGGCGACAGCCCGGGAGCGAACCGCTCAACCGGGCTGTGGGCAGAATCTGCCACGACCGAGTGTGAACAATGATCGTCTCGGCGTCAAGTTGCCGTCTGGCCGCCTAGCCTCCTACGGCTGCTGGCACTCCGGGCTTTTAAGGGTCTCTGGGTCTGAGCGCGCTACCCCTAGTGGCAACTTCGTTAAGCGATCCATCGTTGTACACCTCAGGTCTGCATCATGCAGGTACGCGCTGGTCAGATTCGCGCCGTTCAAGTGCGCGCCGGTCAGTTGCGCGCCGCGCAGGTCCGCTTGGAAAAGTACTGCGTTGGTCAGGTCCGCGTCGGTCAGGTCCGCGCCGCGCAGGTCCGCGCTGGACAGGGTGGTGTCGCTCAGGTCCGCGTTGACCAGCGTGGCACCGCGAAGGTCTGCGTCGACCAGTTGCGCGTCGTGCAGATTCGCGCCTTTTAGGTCTATACGGTCGAGACCGAGCAGGGTGTTGCTGAGGTCGAGTCGTGTGTGATGGTCTGGTTCGCGCCGACGGCCGAGGACAGTCAGGGCGGCGCGGACATCAAGCGGGGATACGGGAACCGCCTTGCGGGTGAAGGGGATATCCGGATCGATTGCGTGGGTGCGTATGAACGCGCACAACACCTCGATGATAGTGTTCTCATCGCTGTTGGAATCGCGCATGAGCGTTTCCAGGGCGTAGATGCCGCCGAGCCGGATGCCCAGCTTGTCGTTGCCTTCCTGGCCGAGCTGGTCGATTGCCTTGACGAACCGGTCGGCCCGCTGCCCGTTCAGCGTGAGTTCCTGCTGCTCCTCATTGCTGTCCTGCTGAAGGCGGTACTGGTCCCGGTTGAAGTCGTTCGTCAGGACCAGCCCGACCGCGACGAGCAGCACCGAGACAAAACCGCCGATGGCGGTGCCGCGCTGCCACCGGTCGGGAGCCGATGCCTTCGCGCGAGGGCGTAGCCGCCGGCTGCCACGGGAGTCTGATCTTGCGGGCCGGGGCCGAGCTGGCGGGTGTCCGGCGGTGGTCCATGCGGCACGGGCGGCCCGGTAGCGATTCCGGATACTCGACATGGCTCATTGGACACGACTGCCGCAACCCAGACCAAGGCCCCGGTCCCGATGTCGGGTAGCGCTGGCTCCGTGCGGGCGAGCGTCGAGACGGGGACCAGTTCGGGAGCGGTGAGGCTCAACCAGGCTGCGGGCAGAATCTGGCAGGACCGAGCGTGAACAAAGATCGTCACGGAGTCAAGCTTGACTCCGGCGGCCCTTCATCACGGCGATCCAGTGGTGTCCCACGGATTTTGCGTAGGAGCACGCGGTCCACGCCGTCCAGGTCGTGAACGCTGGATATCTCATCGCGCAGCTTCGCTAGAAGCCTCGGGTCTAGATATGTATGTGTGTCGATTGATGACTGTGACAGCTGAGCGAGCACTAGCCCATTTGTCTCGTTCAAGTTTGTGCCTTGGAGCCAGGTATTGCTCAGGATTGCACCGTCCAGGTTGGCGTGCGTCAAATCCGCACGCCGCAGCACCGCGTACCCCATTCGGGCTTTCTGTAGCTGAGCGTGTCTCATATCAGAATGTTGCAACCTGGCGAGTGTCATGTCAGCATCCTGAAGTTGGGCCCTTCTGAGGATTGCCCCTTCAAGTCTGGCGTCCTGCAGGTTTGCGCCGCGGAGGTCAGCGTTGCGCAGGTCTAGGTAGTTCGCCTCAGGACGATCCGGGCGTCGACCCAGCACTGTCAAAGCGGCCTGGATGTCTGTCGAAGGAGTCGGTGGCCCGCCGTGGACCGAGTTTGACTCGGCGTTCTCGCGAATAAACGCCGCGAGAACCTCTACTACAGTGTTGTGGTCGCGTTCGGACTCGATCATCAGGTGTTCGAGTGCGTAGATGCCGCCGAGGCGTTCGGTGAGTTTGTCCGACGCGATCTGGCCGATTGCCTTTGTGTAGCGGTCGGTGAACTGTCCACGACGCGTCAAGAAGAAGGTTCGTGCGGTGAACGCGGCACCGGTGAGAAGGACCATGCCGCCTACAGCGGCGAGAACGATCTGCCGTGTGGCGTTACGGACATCGGCCTTGTCTTTGCCCTGCAGGTGCTTGGCTGGCGTGGCCCACCAGGAAACCGGCCCAAGCAGCAGGACTAGTAGGCCAGCCGCCGCCAACATGGCCAGCGGGACCCCCACCGCAGGATGTCTCGCCAGCCGACCGAGGAACTTGATCACGCGCGTATCACCTATTGAGTAGAGCGGATCCGCCACAGTAGCCCTCGGCTGCCCGACAGGTCACGCTGACGGCTGATCGCAGGTCCGCTCGATATGTGCCGCCGGGCCAGGCAACGCCCGGTTTGACGCGCCCAGTGTGTTGACGCGTGACTACCGACCGCTAAAGTGTTTGTTGCCCTTCTATGGGCCGGCGCACGGCGGCCTTCCCCTCGGGGTCGCCGATGGCAAATCCGGCCCTGAGGGGGGAGGTGGAGGTCGTGGGTAAGCAAGGGAAGCGAAAGCGCCGACCGGGTCGATTGACGGTCGACGAGATCGTGGCGCTGTTGTTGGCGCTGGCTCTGCTGATCTGGATCATCCACGGGGACGGCCCTGTGTAGCCAGGCATAGCTGGACACACAAGGCCGTCACCAGCGCTCCGCGCCGTTCGCCTGGAGAAGTGGGCGGCGCGGGGCGTGTCATACCCCTCCATGTTAACCCGTACAAAAAGAAAGTCCCCTACACCGTGTTGATTATTTATCGGTTACGGGTGAGGGCTAACCGGTTCGGCGCCGCCCGCGCTTGCTGTATCGCTTTGCCGCGTCGATCCGCGCCGCCTCAGGCAGCGGATACAGCACCTGAGGGCGCCCCGCAGCATCCCTGATGCGCACGGAAGACAGGCCGTCTCGCGCCGCCCACGACCGCACCGCGGTCGGGTTGGCGCCGTGGCCGAGTTGCTCGGCGATCTCGGCAGCGGTTCCCCATCGCACGCCGTCAAGGTTGATCATGAATCGAGCGTCGCCCGGATCGCGGTGAGCGTCCAGATGTGCCGCCAACCCGAGGCCTTGACCGGCATCCTGCAGCCGCAGCCCTCGCCGGTGCAGAGGCAGCGCACCACCGTGCACACCACGACCCGGTCCTCCGCCGGCCCGGACATCCGCAGCGCGAGTGCGCCGGCAGTGTCACAGCTAGGGCAGGCGACGCCCGGCCATAGCTGATGGTCGTCGGGCTCGCCGAGGAGCCGACGGACGGCCTGGTCCTGCTCGTCGACCCAGCGAGCCAGACTCGCCGCAGTGCTGGGCGTCATGGCCGGCAGGTGCTCGCGCAGCTGGTCGAGCGGGTCTTGGTCGTGGCGGTGCGCGTCGCCGAGGGCGGCGGCGGTCAGCCAGCGAATCGTGTCGTCGGTGCGCTGGCCCCGTTCGGCGTACGGGCCGACTAGGGCGGAGACGTGGCGGATGACGGCGTCGAGGAGGACGTCGCCGTGCTCGCGTGCGACGCGGATGCCGGTACCGGGCCGCCAGGCTTGCAGGGTGCCGAAGTCGCCGGATGCCGCGGTTTCGCTGGCTTCGGCGATCTGGGCGTTGCGCAGCAGCACGAGAGCGACATCGAGGGAGGCGAGCGCGGCCAGGGCGTGCAGGTGGCTGGGGTGCATCAGGGTTGGCCTCGATTCTTGGACGGGTCGCGGAGGCCTGGGGCGAGGTCGAACAGCGGCAGCTGGCCGAGGCGGACGGTCGGGCACAGCCAGGCGCACGCCTTCCCGGATCGCCACACCGCGGCGATCGCCATACCGCGCCGATCCTGCAGGTAGGTGGCAGGCATGAACGGCGGCGTCCACTCGCGGTGCGCGCACCGGTCGGGTCGCCCGTCGCCGCAACGCCCGCATGGCCCGTATTGGCAGGCGCACAGACGAAGGAATGCGACGCCGTGTCCCTCGTCGCGGCGGTTCTCGCGGGCGCCGGTCCACATGATGGCGCCAGCGGACTCTAGGTAGCGCTGGGGGAGAACGACGTCGTACACCCAGTCGGTGGCCTCGTGCGTCACCGGTCGCCGCCGGGAAGATCTGGCTGCCCGAAACGCCCCTTTTGGGATGACACCATAATGACCCTTATGTTATCGTCACGCTCCATAGTGGCCTGACTGCGAAGCGTGTCGTAGCAATGCTGGGCGCTCCGACCGGCCTCAAACGCGCGGCGAACGAGTCCAATCACGACCTGCGCGGTGGACTCCTCGCCGCGCGCCAGCCACCCGAGGATCCGGCGGTCGTATGCGCCCAGCTCGACCTGCGCCTCCTCGGCCGCGGCCACCAGATGCGTCAGCACCATGTTCCGCACGACCCGCTCCGGATCGCCGGACCGCACAAGGCCGGCGTCGTGGAGTTCGCCGACCGCCAACGGCATCGGCTCCAACCGCGTCTGCAGCACGGTCTCATACGGGCCCCAGTTCTCCGGCAACGGCGTCCACGCCCTGGACGCCGGGGGCACCTCGCGCGCGACGTGAGGAACCGAGGCGACGCGGTCGGCGATGCCAGCTAGGGCTGCGGCCTCGTGGTCGGGGGTCCACCAATCCGGACGGCTGGGTGGGGTCCACTTCGTGGTGAGGTCCTGCAGCTGCTCGGGGATGCCGTCGAAGAGTCGCTCCTGGGTGGTTACGGCGTGGCCCGCGTCCGTGAGGTCGATTCGGGTGTCTGGGGTGATGTCGTCGGGGTCGACCAGGTAGCTGTCCAGGTCGCGGGAGAGCGCGTCGCGGACGATGTCGAGAGCCGGCAGCAGGCGTTCGGCGTTGGCCTGGTCGAGGCCGTAGGCGTGCACTGTGACGGAGTCGATCAGCTGGCGGGTGACGGCGGCTAGGTGGTCGTGGGCGAGGCGGTAGGCGCCGGCTCGGGCTTCGGCGCGGTCCCGTTCGGTCCAGGCCCGTCGGGCGTTGCGGAGGTCACGGTCGGAGTCCGCCTGTACGTGGTCGAGGTCGGCGCGGAGTTCGCTGATGGTGGCGCGGGCGCGGTCGAGCAGGGCGCGGGCGTCCTGCTCGATGTTGGCTGCCTGGTTGCTCGGATCCTCATCGGTCATGGCGGGTCTCCTGGATCTCTCTGCGGATCTGTGCGGCGCGGGCGTGGGTGACGTAGGGGTAGAGCGCACCGAGGGTGGTGTCGTCGTCCTGGGCGGCAGGTGGGCGGGTGTGGGCCTGGGCGCGGGCGACGGCAGCGGCGGCGGAGGATCGGGCGCGCTTCTCGCCGGCGGTGAGGTGGACGGTCATGTCGTCCTCGGCTTCACGCCGCACATCGGGCAGCTGCGGGATAGGCCGCCTTGGCGCTTGATCTGGCGTTCGCGGGTGCGGCTGCCGGTCCAGGTCCGGGCGACGGTCCAGCTGATTCCGGCATCGCGGACGACTGCGGTGAGGCGAGCGCCGGTGCCGTTGGCGTGGTGGTCGAGGCGGGCGTCGAGGTGGCTGGCCCAGCCGAGGTAGTGGCGGGCGTGCTTGTACGGGCGGTCGAAGTGGAGGAGGTAGACGGTTCCGGGGCTGGTCATCCGGTGGTCCTGTCGGCCTGGTGGGCGCGGCGGGCGGCCTCACGGCGGGCGGTGGCGGCGGCGATGGCTTCCTCGGCTCGGCTGAGCCGGGGGCCCGGGACCGGGATGGGGAAGATGCCGCGTGGTGGGCCGTCGGTGGCCGGCTGGTCGTTGGCGGCGACCAGGCGCAGCGGCGGGGCTGTGTCGCTCGCGTGCGCGTGCGGTAGTGGGTCGCTCTCTTGGTCTTGGGCTGGGGTGAGTGGTTCGGACAGTGACTTGGCCTGTTCGTTCCCCGGAGCCGAAGGCGACGGGGGCCGCCGGGGGTCTGGGGGCGGCGCGCCCCCAGAGGGAGGTTCCTGGGTGGTTCCCCGGGAGGTTCCCGGACGGTTCCTGGGTGGTTCGGGGGGCGCTGCGTCCACACGTGTGGAGCCAGAGTCGGCACGTGTGGACGGAGAATCCCCACGTGTGTTTTCTGCGTCCCCACGTGTGGACGCAGAGTCGGCACGCTCCTTGCGCTGGCGGCTGCGGCGGGTGCGTTCCCGGGTCGCGTTGTCAGCCTTGCGGCGGACGATCGCGGCCTCGATTTCGTCCCGCTCGGCAGGGTCGCGGCGCTGGGTCAGGTCGAGGTTCCAGCGGATGGTCCCGAACCGGGTGACGCCGTCGCGGACGATGAGCCGCGCGGCCTCCAGGCGGTCCTCAGCGCGCTGGATGGTGCGCTCGTCGTACCCAGTGCGCCAGATGATGTCCTCGACGGCGGCGTGGGAGTCACGGCCGTGTTCGTCGGCGCGCTCGGCGCGGGCGACGAGGACGCCGCGAGCGGTGGTGTCCGGCTTCCCCGATGTGGGCATCCGCAGCATGGGCGCCTCATCGAGGGCCCATTGCACGGCCTGGTAGCTCACCCGATGTCTCCTGATCTGCTGTGGCGGGTCGGTGGGAACTGGCCGGCCCCGGGGGAAGTCAGAGCCGGCCAGCAGGTCACGCAGCGGTCCTGTTCTGCCGCTTCCTGGTCCGGTACGTGGCTTTCCGCGCCCGGTTGTAGGCCCGCTCGGCCTCGCCGCAGAACGCGCAGATCGGCTCGCCGCGGAGCCGGTGGTCGCGGGCGCCGGCGTCGCTGCGGCCGCGATAGCCACACGGCGGCACGGGCACCGGCAACGGAGCCGGCGGGCCCAGCGGCGCCACCGTCCACGCCGTGAGTTCGCGCCAGGTCCGGTCAGCGGGTACGGCCGCGGCCAGCACGAAAGCCAGCCGGAACCAGTCCGCGTGATCGGTGAGCTCGGCGGCGAGCCAGCGGCCGTTCGCTGTCGGGTCCTCGGCCCGTACGCGGGCGACCAGCTGGGCCGCGACCCTGGAGAGCCGCTCGGCCTGGTCGTCGTCGATGAGGTCCACGGTCAGTCCTCTCGCTCGCCGAGGCGGCGCCGCTCCTCGGCGTGCGCCTCGCCAACGGCGGCCTCGGCCGCGACGATCCGCTCCTCGTCGTGCCTGCTGTTGGCTTTGATCAGGCGACAGATCACGCACGTGCCGGGGGCATCCACGTTGTTGCTGAACCGGTGCGGGCCGGGCCGGCCGTGAGGCCCGGGGGCCAGCGCGTGGCTGGCCCCCAGGCGAGTCACGTTCACGCCGCCGCCATGGCGGCCGCGGCTTGGAACGCCACGCAGCTGCAGCCGGACGCCGAGCACTTCGTCCGCTGGCTGTTGCCGTTCGGCCGGTGGACCCGCTCGACGTGGTCACAGGCACAGCGATGGGCGGGCGCTGGCGGCCGGCTCAGCGACACGGTCAGCTGCTCCTGAAGCCCGAACGCATCCGGACCATCGGGCAGGACCGCTTCCGGGTGCTCGCGTACGATCCGGGCAATCCAGGACTCCGGCTGCGGCTCGGCCGCCGGGCCCTGGACGTAGTCGTCGACCCAGTGCAGGCTGCCCCGGTCCAGGACGGTGCGGGCCCGGGTGACCGCGACGTAGGCCAGCATCAGCTCGTCGTCGACCAGCCGGGCGTGCCCGGTGGCCGGGTCGACCCGGGGCTCACGGAAGTCACTGGCGATCCGGACCGCATCCCATTCGCGGCCCTTCGCCTTGTGCGCCGTCGAGATCACGACGTCTGCGCGGCTCTCGTCGACCAGGGCCGCCACAACCTTGACGATCGTGTCGGGGCCGTTGTCGTCGATCAGCTTGACCAGGGTCTTGAGGTTGCCCGAGGCGTCGTCCTGGGTGGCGTGTTCGCGGACCTGGTCCCAGGTGCGGAACGCGACCAGCTCCGGGTGGGAGGTGCCGCTGCCGTCCATCAGCTCCTGGGCGGCCTCGGCCAGCCGGCGGATCTCGTCTCCGCCGCCGACCAGCGCGGCCTTCCGGCCCGCCGTGGTGGCGTGGAGGATCTGCGAGATCGCGCCGGCGTTGGACCGGCACAGGATCGCGTCCGGCTCCGGCTCCGGGAAGACCATGGAGCGCAGCTGGTCGAAGCCACGCAGCCGCAGTGGGGCGTCCAGCAGGTCGAGCCACTTGTTGGCCTCGGCGGCGATGGCCGGGCCGAACCGGAACGACTGCGACAGCGTGAGCCGCTGGTCGGCCTGGAACTTCGCCATGGCGTCGATCGCGCCGCGGAAGCCGTAGATGGCCTGCGCGGAGTCTCCGACCATGATCCGCTGGGCGTGGGTCTGGATGTGGAACAGGCTGGCCATGACGGGCGACAGGTCCTGGGCCTCATCGAGGAGCACGAAGTCGACCGGGATCCGAGGCCGGGACAGCTGGTAGAGCTTCAGGTAGACGTCGTGGGTGAACTTCAGCCGGCCGGTTCGGCCCTGCAGGTCGTCCCAGGCCTTCTGGGCGTACGGCGCCAGGTATCGGGCCAGCTCGCGGTTGTCGGTCCAGCTGTACCCGTCGACCGGGGCGAAGTGGTGCGAGGCCGGCTCCAGGTCGGCCGAGTTCATGAAGCGGCCGACTCCTTCGAGGACGAGCCGGGCCAGCTTCGCCGGGGCGAGCGGGGCCAGCTCGTCGGCGATCTGGACAGGGCTGTTGAAGCCGAGGATCTCGGCGGCCTGTTTGGCCGGCACTCGGGGTCCGTCGAGGCGGGCCTTGTACTGGCTGCCGACCGGCCCGAAGGCCAGGCTGTGCGCGGTGCGGCAGTCGACGCTGGCGGGGAAGTCGCGCTTCGCCTCCTGCGCCAGGGCTCGGTTGTATGCGACGTACAGGCCGCGGCGGCCGGGCTGGGCTTGGGCGGCCATCTTCAGGGTGGAGGACTTGCCGCACCCGGCGCCGGCCTGGACCACGAGGGTCGGGCGGGCGGCCGAGGTGAAGGCGTTGATGACCAGCTGCTGCTCGTCGGTGGGCTTGTGGCTCATGCCGGGGCTCCCGCGGGCTCCAGCTGCCGGACGTACGACTCAAGCCGCTCGCACACTGCGCGGACCTCGTCGTCGGTCAGGTCGTTGGTGGAGCCGACTTCCCGGCCGACGACATCGCTGACGTAGGCCAGCTTCGCGTCGCGGTCCTTGGCCAGCTCGGCCTTGGTGAGCAGGTCGTACATGCGGCGTCGGGCCGGATCGTTCGCCGGGGTCTTCGCCTCGGCAGGCAGGACCTCGGCCTTGCGGGTGTTCCACACCTTTGCGATTTGATCGGCCTCGTCAGCGCTGATCTGGCCGGAGGCTTTCGCCGCGGCGAGCGCTCGCCAGGCGGCAGTCAGGTCGTCCTTCGTGGCGGACGTGCGGACCTGCGCGGCCAGCTCGGTGGCCAAGGCGCTCACGACAGCCAGGTTGGCCGTCCTGGCGGGGCGCGCCGACTCCCATGCGTCGTCGCGAGGCCGGGAGGCCATCTCCTGGTTGCGGCGGTGCCCGGCCGTTGCCTCGGCAGCGTCGTCATCGTCGTCGGGCGCCACGCCGGTCACAGAGCAGAGGGCGTACCGGCGGGCGTAGGTGATGGCCGAGCCGATCTCTTGAGGGCTGCCGCGGTCGGGCAGCGGGTACGCGCCCTCCTCGAACTCGCCGCTGGAGTGCAGCAGCTTGTACACGAGGACGAACCGGTCACCGACGATCGTGGGCTTGGTGGTCCAGGACAGACCCACCTGCCCAAGGCGGGGCAGGATGACCCGAGTGATGGCGGCCAGGTCGGCGTATGTGTAGGAGTAGGAGCCGCCGGTCTTGGTGGGGACCTTCGCGGTTTCGGCCTTGCGCACCTCAGGCAGGTCAGCTTGGACGGCGGCGAGCGCCTCGGCGAGCGTCGTGGTCGCGGTCTTCTGGGCGGTCATCAGTTCCACTCGATTCGCTCGGTGTCGTCGGTGACGCGTTGCTGGCCGGTCGGCGGCCGGTAGTCCGGCGGCACGATCTCGACGGTGTTCTCGTGGTGACGGCCGGCAGGGCGTGGCTGGCGGCTGCGGCCGAGTCGGATCCGCGGGCCGGCCGCAACCAGCAGGAGGCAGCCGAGGAAGAGCAGGCCGATTCCGACGGCGAGGTACGGGTTCACCGGGGCTGCCCCTTGGCGTCGAATCGGCTGCTGGCAGCGGCGCGCATGGCAATCAGCAGCGGGTGGCTCGCGTCGGTCTTGGCCATGGCGGACCGGGCCGCCGGCCCGGTGTGCATGACGATCGGGACACGCTCGCGGAGCGCCTGAGCCATCTCGGCCGCGGAGGCCGCTGGGCTGAGGCAACCGCAGTGGTCACCGGCGGGGGCGCCGCAGCAGGCCTTGACCGGGATTTCGACGGTCATCGCTGGCCCCGCTCGTGGTCCGGGACGATGGCGGGGGCCCGGAACATCTGCTCCAGCGGGTCGTCGCGCTGCGGCAGCTGGGCGGCGAGGTGCATGGGGTCGCTGCTGACCAGCTGGTCCACGGCGCTCTTCGCGGCTCGCAGCTCGCCATTCCAGGCGTGGGAGGCGTTCAGCTCGGCGCGGAGCCGCTCAACGCGGCGGAGCGCCTGCCGGAGCTGCCGCCGGTAGACCACGGCCAGGGCCAGGAACAGGCCGTTCAGCGAGATGGCGACGAACGCGACGCACGCCGGGTTGAAGACGGTCATGCCTTGCCGCCGACCTTGTCGAGCTGCTCGCGGAGCCGGGCGTTCTCTTCGCGCAGCTGGCGCTCCTTGGCGCTGTTCAGGTGGGTGTGCACGCTGACGTTGAGACCGCCGATCATCGGGTCGCCCATCGGGGTACCGAAGGCGCTCGATCCGGGCCAGAAGGCGGCCTGCAAACCGGGCGTGAGGACGGCCATCAAGGTGCAGACGGCGGCGACGCGCTCGTCCTCCTGCTCCGGGCTGTCCATCTTGTGGCTGCTCACGGTGAAGCCGAGGTCGACGAAGAACTGGGGCAGCTCGACGTCGGTCATCGTGGCGAGCAGGTCAGCGACCTGCCGCAAGCTGTCGACCAGGTCGACCGGCTTCGTTTGGTACTGGGTCACTGGTAGGTTCCTTTCGTCTGGCGGTCCCGGCGCTGGCGAGCGATGACGGGGCCGCTGGTCTTTTTCTCGGGGTGGTCAGGCGGCTGCGGTGCGGCGCTGAGTGCGGCGTGCGCGGCGGTCACGCATGCCGTCGCGAGACGCGTCCTGTGTGGACTCGACCGACCTGGCCGCGAGGAATGCCTGCAGCTGCGCGTCGGTGAAGTAGCGCTGCGTGCCGATCCGGGTGTGTGCGAACTTCCGCGCCCGGGCGGCCTCTTTGAGGCTCCGCAGCGACAGCCGGTACTTCTCCGCGACGTCCTCGAAGGCGAACATCGTGGGCAACTCAGTGACGGGCATGTCTCCGTCCTTCTGCTCGGGGGACACCGTCTGGCGGTTGACCCATGCGGCGTAGTCGGCGGTAGGGATGCGGAACCCGCCACGGCCAGGTGCCGACTTGATCTCGCCTGCATCGATCAGGCGGGAGACCGTCCATCGCGAAACGCCGAGGTGCTCGGCGACGGCGGCGATCGTCATGCGGTCAGTGGAAAACAAGGGAGCCTCTCGATGTAACGCGATGTCCTGCGATGTAGCAAGGTTGACGCTACATGACGAAACATGACGGTGCAACACGCGACATCGTGGCACATCATGTAGCACGATGTGCCAGCATCCTGGACGCGACTGTCGTCAAGGCTGAACATCGTGCTACAACCTGCTACATGGGAACTCCGGAGCGCGGCGCCGCGTATGCGCTTTGGCTTGAGGTCGAGCGCAGACGTCTGGATATGAAGCTCAATAAGGTTGAGCTGGCAGAACTCTCGGGCGTCTCTCGGGGAACCATCGACAGACTTAAGTCCGGGAAGCAGCCGCCGGAACAGAAGACTGTCCATGCGCTAGCTCGCGTGTTGCACATCGACCAGGTCCACGCTGAGGTGCTCGCCGGGCTACGGCCACCGGCGCCAGGAAATGGCCAGGGTGAGATTGACGTGCGGGCCGCGATTCAGGCCTCGCCGGTCTACACCGAACGGCAGCGCCAGATGCTGCTGTCCTTGGTGGACATGTTTGAGGAAGCTAACGGGCAGACGGGCCCGGGGTCGCAGGCTGCTGCAACCGGCTCGGAATAGTAAAGATCACTCCCTGTGCGCCCTTGATCATCAGGCGTGATCCTTCTACGTTGAGTACCCCACGTCGATACGGCGGGGGATCAACGGGGGATCAACGGGGAGGTTCATCTTGCCGAGCTTCAAAGTGCTCTGCTGGCTCGCCGGCGCCAGCTGGACCGTGACCACGGCGCTGCTGATCGTCTCGCAGGCCGGGGTCCACATCGGCTCGTTCCTATTCGCCTACTGCCTCTGCGTGGCCGGCACACTGACCGTCGTCGCCTCGGTGACGTACCTGTGCCTGGTCGCCATAGCGCCAGTACGCGAGGCGTTCATGCACGGGTTCCAGTTGGCTATTCAGCAGATGGCGGCAGCACAGCGTGCCAACCAGCCGGGGACCGACTTGGCGCGCGTGCTGCGGCCCCCAGCTGGCGCCTGGACCGTCAACGAGCAACGGCCGGCTCCCGTTGCAGTCGTCGGTGACGAGCGCGCCGCCTCGCAGCATCGTGCGAAGTTCCCTTGGCGGGGCTGACCATCGACCGGCCCGCCCTGACCTTCCGTACCTTCTTGACCTTGATGACCGGGAGACATTGAGCGCGACCGCGCCCACGCGCTGTTGCGATCGCCTTCACTGCAGCGCCTTCGCCGGACGGCATGAGGCCGGCGTAGACCTTGTCCGTGACCTCCATGCTGGCGTGGCCCAGGTAACGCGACACGTACAGCGGCGCGACGTTCGGATCCTCCAGCATCCAGGCGGCGCACGTGTGCCGAAGGTCGTGCGGCGTTGGCCGGCGGTGCAGCACATCAGGGCAGTCACAAGAGGACACAGCATCCGGCGGGGGCCCGGCGTGCCACACGCACCGGTTCAGGCCGGGCGCGAGGTGTCGGCGTTGGCAGGGTTGGCCTGTGACGCGGCTGAGGCCGCCATGGTCTCCGCAGGTGCCCGAAGGCTCGGCAAGCGGCAGGGCTTCGGATGCTGGTGGATGGGTAGCGCAGCGCATCGCCTTGATCACGGCAGGCTGCCAAACCCGGTTGTAGAAGTTGTGGTGGTTGATCCGGCCGCCCTTGGGTGCGGTGAAGATCAGCGCGTCTGCGTCCTTGCCTTTGCTGCATCGGAGCAGGAGCTGGTCGAGCGCGTCGTCGATCATATTCTTGCGCTTCCCGCGGCCTTTGGTCGTACCGAGGTAGTACGAGCCGTCCTCGGCCTGCTTCCAGGCCCTGCGGATGTGGAGTCTTGGCGCAGGGTCGCGGCGGGTGGGCGCAATTCGGTCCCGTGGCTGGAGCGCGGTGACCTCTCCAAACCGGCCGGCCGATCCTGCCAGGGCCTCGACGAAGTCTCGGTACGAGGGGGCGACGGCGCGGTAGAGGATCTGGTACTCGGTGGGGGTGAGGTAGACGTGGTCCTCGTCGCCTTGGTCGTCGTCGGCGACCTGGTCCCGTACGAAGTCGGTGCCGTCGCACGGGTTCTCTTCGAGCTTCTTGTTCTTCACCGCCGACGCGAATGCCTGGAAGATCACCGAGTAGTGCCGGGTGATGGTGCGGTTGGACAGGCCTTCCCCGCGCATGCTGTTGACGAACTTGCCGATATCCGATGCCGGAATTTGGTCAATGGGGGTGTCGCCGATAGCGGGCAGGATGCGGTTTTCGAGCAGGCCCATGTAGTCGCGCCGGGTGCGGGGAGAGATTCGCGTCTTGCTCTTCAGCCATATCTCGCACCACTCGCGGAAGGTCAGCGCCGTGGGTGGCTCCTCGATGGCGGTAGGCCCCAGGAGCAGTACCTCTGCCTCGTCGCGAGTCAGCCGGCTGCGGTGACCTTCCACGATGCTCAGAGCGTCATCGACGGTGTCGTTGTCGCATTCGAGGTGCTGCTTCTTTCCGTGTAGCGGGTCGCCTGGGCGGTTGAGGCGCCACACGACGCGCGGTCCACTCGGGCGTTCTTCGATGCTGGCCACGCCTGTCACCATAGTGTCCCCATGGGGACAGGATCGGCGCGATTTAACGTGCGTTTGCGTTACCGAGCGTGCGGTTTGCTACATCGGAACCATGCGAAATCGGGATAGATACAGGTCGTCAAAACATTCCGAAAGAATTCCTAAACCGTGTGTCGCAGGTTCGATTCCTGCCGGGGGCACCACTTCACCAGGGCAACGCCTTGATCGACCACAATGCGATCCGACGACGGACCCGTTTCGAGTCCGTTCGTGTCGTCCGGAGCGGTCCTGAGCGGTCGCGCGGAGCGTAGGCGATACGCCCTCATTGTCGTACCGTCGAGGTATAGACCTTGAGGAGGTGTCATGGCGGAGGACTTCGCGGGTGCTCGCGTCCGGTACTGGCGGCTCAAGCGTGGCCTGAGCCAGAAGGCCCTCGCTGAGTTGGCCGGAATGACGCAGGGCTACGTCTCCCAGATCGAGTCCGGCTTCAAGGAGATCGACAAGCGCTCCACGCTGATCCGGCTCGCTGACGCGCTCCAAGTCTCAGCCGCTGACCTCACCGGCCAGCCGTACGCGCCTGCCGACGCGCCGCACGCCCGCGCGCTCGCCTCCATTCCCCAGATCCGTGCAGCGTTGATCGGGCTCGCGTACCTGGATCTCCCGTCGCGTTCGGCTGCCCCGCTCGACCAGCTCCGCGCAGACGTCAAGCAGCTTCAGCACTGCCGCCATACCTGCGACTACTCGTCCGCAGCCCCGCTGATTGCGCCGTTGCTACGGAACCTTGGTGCGGCGGCGCACGACCCGCAGGCAGCCGACCGGAGCGAGGCGCTGCGGTTGCTCACGCTCACTGCTCACAACGCAGCGTTCGTGTTGAAGTACCTGGGGTTCGTCGACCTCTCGCTGTCTGCATCGGAGCGTTCTCACCTCGCCGCTTCAGCGCTGGGAGAGCGGGAGTGGATTGGACTCGCGGAGTACACCCGGCTCCACATGCTCCCAGCGGAGAGCCGGGCGGTGGGTCAGCAACTCGCAGAGGCCACCGCCGATCGACTCCAGCCGCACCTGTCCAATCCAGCCGTCCGGCAGGCATACGGGATGCTCCAGCTCACTACTGCGTGGGCGGAGACGGTTTCCGGCCGCGAGGAGGCGGCGGGCGACCGGCTCGCCGAGGCGCAGGACGCTGCCGATTCACTCGGCGCGGACCCGACTGACGGCGGCTTCGGGCAGATGAATTTTGGGCCGACGAACGTGGCTCAGTGGCGCGCCTCGATTGCCTTCGAGGGTGGCGAGGCGGGCAAGGCTGTTGAGATGGCCCGCGCCATCGATACGCAGCGCATCCTTTCGACCTCCCGCCGTACGCAGTTCCACATCAAGTACGGCTCCGCGCTCGCCGCGACCCGCCGCGCGGACGGCGAGGCGCTGGCCCAGTTCGTCAATGCGGAGCGGGTAGCGCCGCAGCGGGTCCGGCTCTCGCCGGTCGTCCGGGAGACGGTTGGGGCGATGCTCCGGCGGGCGCGGGCGGATGCTGGCGGCGCGCACCTTCGGGACCTTGCCTCACGCGTTGGAGTCGCCTGATCACGATGGATTACCGGCGGTAATCGTCGTCCGCTGAACTGGACCTAGCGTCACCCCCGTCGAACCGGCGACTGGGGGTCATCGTGCACCAAAAGCGACCGTGGAGACTGTTCCGCCGAGCCCGCTGTAGCTGCGGCTGTGGGCGGCCCGCTCGCGGTCGGAGCCTCCGGTCAGCGTGTCTGCCTGGATCGGACCCACGGCGGTGTGGCCGCAGGTTGGCCGCGCCGGGGATCTCACCCCCGGCCAGGCGTACCGGGCGAATGGCGGTCGCTGGTGATGACGCAGGTGCATCGCCCGAAGCGGCCGCAATGGGACTGTGAAGCCTGCGGCCAGGAATGGCCGTGCGACCCGGCCCGCGAGGAACTCACTAAGGGCTCGACGATGAATTAGGTGGTCGGTTACAGGCTGATTGTCTGGTTTCGCAAAGTTTCTGGGATGGGTCCGGGATGGACGATGTAGTTCCACTCGCCGTGAAAGGCGTACCGCTGCACCGG